ACAGGGCCTGTTCAAGGCCGCTGATATAAAATTCAAACTACTGAACAAGACTGTCCCTGACCTCAAGCAGATTGAGCTGCGGGCTGACGTCACTGAAGAGGCGCTGCCACAGGCCATAACATACACCATCATACGACCTGAGGCCTTTGAAGATGACTGCTGATATTATATTTGTGACCATACTAATTGTGGCGTTTATAGTACACTTTGGGGGCTAATGACGATGATTGATTGGATGACAGAGCACTGGTACTTTCCCATCCTGATTATTGGGATAGCTGCAGCACTCATAGCAGCAGGGACATGGCTGGAAGAGTTTATGAATGATGATGATGATGACTGGGGTGTACCCATGCAAGTGCCTGTCCCCAAGTGGATAACCGGCTTTGATGAGCAGCCCCTCGACCTGAACCCGCCGATACCTCAGCTGGTCCAGTTAAACATTGAGACCATTGATGAGCTGGTGCCGTTCCTTGAGCCGCACCGGTACAAGGTAGCCTATGGAGGACGAGGTTCGTCCAAATCTTGGGGAATCGCCCGGATGCTGATAGGCAGGGCGTACTCTGGCTATGAGCGCATCCTATGCTGCCGTGAGCTGCAGACCTCTATTGACGAGTCAGTCCTTGCACTACTTGAGACACAGATACACCGCATGGGTCTGACCAAGGCCTTCGAGATACAGGCCAAGAAGATAACCTGCCTGACCACGGGGTCAGTGTTCCTGTTCGAGGGCCTCAAGTCCAACGTCACCAAGATAAAATCAATGGAAGGTATCACTATCGTTTGGGCTGAGGAGGCTGAAAAAATTCTTAAGCGCAGCTGGGATGTCCTAATTCCAACGATACGTGCCCCCGGCAGTGAGATATGGATATCCTTCAACCCTGATGATGACCTTGATGAGACATGGCTGCGGTTCGTAGAAGACCCGCCACCAGACTGCTACTCTGTCATGGTGAACTATCACCTTAATCCATGGTTCCCTGAAGTCCTGCGCCTTGAGATGGAGTACCTTAAGCAGAAGGACTTCGAGGACTATAAGCACGTCTGGCTGGGTAAGCCGCGTAAGGCTATCAAAGGGGCGTACTATGCGACCCAGATGCTTACTGCTGTGGAAGAGGGCCGGGTAACTGACGTACCATACAACCCGGACCTGTCAGTTCAGGTCAGCTTTGACCTTGGCATGGGGGACAGTATGATACTCTGGTTTGCCCAGAGGAATGGAACAGCTGTGTATCTTATCGACTGCTGGGAGTTCAAAGGGACAAACCTGCAGATTATTGCTAAGATGCTGATTGACTCGCCCTACATCATAAGCCAGATAGTCCTGCCCCATGATGGCAGGGTCAGGGGCATGATTACCGGCTTGAAGCGCAGCGAGGTGTTCGTGAATCTTGGCTTCAATGTGAGCATAGCACCGGGCATACATGAGGGCGTCGGCCTTGATGATGGTATCCGGGCAACCAAGACGTTCCTGTCACGATGCTACTTCGACAAGACTAAATGCAAAGATGGTATCAAGGCATTGAAGCGATACAGGACAAAGTATAACGAAGAGCGTAAGGTGTTTGATAATAAGCCATTGCATGACTGGACGTCAGACTTTGCAGACTCCCTGAGATATCTGGCTGTAACAGAGCCTGAGACTGAGTTCCAGAGCTGGAGTGAGGACATTGAGTACAACGAGGCGAGTGAGCACATATGATTGCCAAACCCGCTAAGAAAGCTCCCAAGAAAATTAAGGGGCAGGGCTATCGACGCAGCAAGCTGCAGCGTACCTCGGAAGAGTATGCTACCATGAGTGACAATGACCGGGCATATGCGCTAAGTGCTATAGATGCGCCACCCATAGAATACAATGATACAGGGGACAAGATATGAGCACAGCGATTGATGAGATTGCCCAACTACTGGCCACACAGGGCGACATGGGACAGGAACAGGACATGGCTAATGCCGAGCCTGATGAGGATGAAGGTCCTATGAGTGATGATGATATTCTCACCATTGTAGGCGCTGAGATGATACAGTCATCCACTGGCACCTTCACCACAGAGCTGGACGGAAATTTCGAGGAATCACTGGACTACTACCTTGGCAACCCCCGGGGAGATGAGCAGGAAGGCCGCAGTCAGATTGTCAGCACCGATGTCGCCGACGCCATTGAATGGATACTCCCCCAGATTGTAAAAGCGCTTGTGGCCAAGGGTCCAGTCATTGAATTTGACGCCATGTCCGAGGATGATGAGGCGCAGGCTGAGCTGGAAACTGAGTTCACCCATGACACTTTTATGAAAGAGAACGAGGGCTTCCTGAACCTGTATGAGTTCGTCAAGGATGCCCTGCTGCAGAAGAACGGTATCTTTAAGATTTATTATGACGAAACCGATAAGGTCAAGACAGAGCAGTATGATGGGCTAAGCAGACAAGACTTAGAGATGATACTGCAATATGATGAGGTCGAGCTTGTTGAGATAGATGAGCAAGTGGATGAGATGGCCATGCAGCAACGGCAGCAAATCATGCAGCAGATGCAGCAGCAGGGTCAGCAGATGATGCAACAGGCCAAGCAGGCAGTCGAACCACAGATGAAACAGCAGATTATGCAGCAACTGAGCCAACTGGGTCAGCAACTGCAACAGCTGCAGCAAATGCCCCCTGAGGTCATCATATCCTGTACCCTTGAGGTAACAGAGACTCATGGCAAGGTGAGAGTTGATTGTGTGGCCCCTGAAGAGTTCCGGCTAAACCAGCACCACGACAGCCTGTCCTTAGATGAGGCAAGGTTCACTGCTCACGTTCGGCAGCGTACTAAGTCAGAGCTGATTGAACAGGGCTATGACCCCGAGATTATTGAAAACTCAGGAGATAACCTGACCAATGAATATGCCAAAGAGTACCGGTTCACGGCACAGGGAGAAACTGTATACTCAGACCCTAATTACTCCGAAGATGATAGCCAGACCCTGTTAGAAGTGGCTGAATGCTATATGATGATTGACATTGAGCGAACTGGAATTGCCAAGTTGATGCGGATTACTGTACTCGGTTCGGACGAACCCACCGACGTGCTTGAAGTATCACCAGCGGAGGAGAATCCATTCGTATCCAGTTCATGCATTATCATGGCTCACAAGTTCTATGGCCTGTCTATCTATGACCGTCTTAAACAGCTGCAGGACCAGAAGACCAGCCTGTGGCGTAACATCATGGATAACCTGTACCTGCAGAACAATCGCGAGAAAGAGGTAGTCGAGTCACAGGTGAACCTTGATGACTTGCTCGTATCGAGACCCGGCGGAATTAAGCGCGTTAAGCAGCCCGGTATGATTCGGGAGCTGGAGGTTCAGCCTATCGGTCAGGAAGGGTACCAGATGCTGGACTACCTTGACCAAGTCCGCACAGGCCGTGTCGGAGTGTCCCCTGAGACTGCCGGGCAGGTCGATGCCTTGGGCACAGCAGTGGGCTCTGAGGGTGTCGCCAAGCTGCTGACAGCCAAGGAAGAGCTGGTCGGGCTAATGGAATAAGAGATAATCTGGTCCGCTATAAGAACAATATCACCTCTTTTAAATTCAAAGGTGAGTGGGCTGAAGTTAACCCGTCTGAGTGGGGTGAGAGGTCCCGCACCACAGTCACTGTGGGCACTGGAACCGGAGACGATTCCCGGAAAGTGGGCGCTATCCAACAGGTTATTGCCTATCAGGCTCAACTGGTAGCTGACCCCCGAAATACCATGGTCGACCAGCCGCAATTGTTTGAATCACTGGATGAGTTCTGTCGGGTGTCAGGTCTAACAGGAGCAGCACCATACTTCCTTGACCCCAACGGCAATGAAGGCAAGCAGAAGAAAGAGAGTAAAGACCAAGAACAGAAGCAACAGCAGCAGAAACAAGACCAGATAGAGCAGATGATGGTCAAGGCGCAGACCGAACTGGGCAAGGCTGAGGTTATGAAGGGTCAGGCAGCTCTGGAATCACAGAAGGCCAAAGTGGCTATCGAGCAAGGTAAGGGTCAACTGCAGGCGTTCAAGCAGACCTCAGA